AAGGTAGATCAGTTATTTTAGTTGGAGACAACACCACTACCTATGGAGAATTAGTTGGAACTTCTGACGGTTCTCCAAACATGTTTTTTGAATTAGGAGAGACTCCTGTAGTAGATGGTTCTATTGAAGTGTTTGTGCAAGATGGAGATATATTTTCAAAATGGACTCAAGTTCAACACATCATAGATTATGGTCCAACAAATTTAGTTTATTCAGTTTTTTCTGATTCTAGCAATGTTGTGTCAATAAGATTTGGTGACGGTGTGTCTGGAACAATCCCAACTAATTACTCAGAAATAAGAGTACGGTATACGGTTGGTGGGGGAACACTAGGAAATATTTCAACTAGTACTTTAGATACTATTGATTATATTCCTGGATTGTCTGAAGGAGAAACTACCGCAATTCAAGGAGTAGTTACTGTTACAAATGCTGTTGTTGGGTTAGGCGGTTCTGATCCAGAGAGTAATCAACAGATACGTATTGCAGCACCGTCGGCATTACGTTCTGGAAACAGGGCTATAACACTAAAAGATTTTGCTGATCTTGCCGTTTCTGTAAGTGGTGTTGGAAAAGCAAATGCTACTGCTGCGGTGTGGACATCAGTAACCCTTTACATAGCGCCAACTAGAACAGCAGAAGATACAGACATTGCTCCTGGTTTAGACGACAATGACGATCCCACTGCTGAATACGACAGAATTGAATCAGATGTTGCAGAATATTTAACTGATAAAGTATTGATAGGAACAACGGTAACAATTGAACCGCCAACATACATAGATGTGGTTGTAACACTCCAATACACAAAGTTAGAAACTTACACAGTTGATGAAGCAGAAGAAAGCCTAAAGAATGCTTTGTTAACTGGATTTGGTTATGTAAACATGAACTTTGCGGATAAAATTTATCCACGAGATATTGAGTTCGTTACTCAACAAGCACCTGGAATTGAGACTGTTACAGTGACTGCTTTGTACAGGTCTGGTGGTTCTGGCTTAAATACTTTAACAGGTGATGCAGATGAAATTTTCCGTTTTCAAGAAGCAAACATAAATCTTAGTGAGATTTAATGGAGTACTTAGGAGTCTATAGGGGAATTGTTAAAAACAATGCTGATCCTAAAAAACAAAAAAGATTAAAAGTTACTGTTCCACAAATTACTGGTACAGAAGTAAGTGATTGGATTCTTCCCCTTGAGCCATCTAACATAAGCGTTGATGTACCAACGGTGGGCCAAGGAGTGTGGATTACCTATGTTGGAGGAGATACTGGTTATCCTGTATGGGTAGGATCTTTTGGTAAAAATCAAGGTAAGAATAAAAAAATATTTATTAAACCATTGGCTAATTCAGTATCCTTAACTGGGTTAACCGCACATGTAATTACTGTAAAACAGTCTGATGGAACTACAGAGGTTGACTTAATTGCCACTATTATGGCTTTGGCTAATAAAGTTAAGACACTAGAAACTACTGTAAGTGGGTTAAAGACCACGTTAGGAACAAGGTCATCCACTATTCACAGCCATACAACTAATGGGTAGGTAGTTAAGACAGTAAATCAGGGGCAAACCAGAGAAAATAGACCGTTAGGTCTGAGAGGAAGTTAAGTGACAGCAGCATATCCAGCAGCCGTAAAGTCTTTTAGCACAAAAGTTGACTTTACCGATACCGTTCTTGCCGAGCATGTAAACACTCTCCAAGAAGAAGTAAACGCTTTACAAGCAAATATTGGAACCTTTATTAAAACAGGTTCTGGTGGAGTTGGTAATTACGATGCTGTAACTACGGCATGGAATACTTTAAAAGACCGTCTTGCAAATATTGAATATGGATTAACCGATGTGTGGACCGCTGTTCCAAGTGGCGGTAGTACTGGACAAGTATTAACTAAATCTTCTGGTAGTGACTACGCAACTTCTTGGACTACAATTAATGCGTTACCTTCTCAAACAGGGAATAGTGGTTATTATCTAACCACTAATGGAACAGCCGCTTCTTGGGCACCTGCAAATACTCAATCAGATAATTTTAGTCAGTTTTTACTTTCTGGTTGTTAGGAGTTCTAGCCTGTGGCTAAATATGGTATAAATTATTATGGTTCATCTAAATATGGTTCGTTTGTTGCGCTTAGATTCTCTGTTCAACCTATGGCGGTATTGGCAACAGAGTTGTCTACTACATCTGAATTTGCAAAAGTCTATGTTACTTGGCAAACACCAAGAGGTGATTTTACTAGAATTAGATTAGTAAGAAATCAAGCAGGGTTTCCTGAAACATCTGAAGATGGCGTCATTATTTATGAAGAGTTTGCTACAGAAGGAACAGTTAGTAGAACTTCAATCATTGATGGTGAAGAAAATCCAAATGACATTCCATTAGTTCCTGGACGTCAGGTCTATTACAGAATGTTTTTGTTTACACAGGAAACAAAAGTATGGAAAAACGCGGGTTCTATTACAGCCATTGTTCCTTCTGACCATGGAATACAGGATAAATTTATGGCAACTATTCCTCGAGTATTTACTAGTGCTGAACAAGGTTCATTAGGAGCAGTAGACTCTGCTTCAGATTTATACAAATTTGTTTCTGGATTAACTTTTGCTCAAGAAGAGTTCTACACTTTAATTGATCTTTTAAAACCAAGACACACTGGATTAGAAACTCCTTTTGAATTATTACCTGCAGAAGTTTTAAACTATGGGTTAGTTTCTGAATCTGCTTTACCAACTAAAAATCAAAAGAGGTTAGTACGTGAAGCACTGTACATGTACAGTCATAAAGGAACAAAGAGTGGTATTGAAACGTATGCCGAATCTTTAACTGGATTTGCTCCAACCATAACTGTTTCTGAAAACCTACTGCTTACAATTCAAGACTCAACTTTCTATGGTGGTATTGGTAATTGGGTTGCTAGTAATGCCGTCTTAACATCTAGCACTGAACAAGTTCCTGACTCAAATACAAATCAAATAGATACAACAAAAACTGGCAAGATAGTTGCATCTAACTCTGGAAGTATGGTGTTAGGTGCTACAAACATAATTACAAAAGGTGTTCCAGTATTACCTAGCACCGCATATATAGTTTCGTGCAAATTAAAGTCCCCTGCAAGTGCGGGTAATATAACTTTATCAGTAAGATTTTATGACAAAAATGGAACAGCAACTTCTGTAGCAAATACCGCTACTGCTGTTGCTGCTAATAATACTTGGAAGTCTGCAAGCAAAACTGTAACATCAGATGCTAGTTCTTCATACGCAATTATAACTATTGCATATAGCGCTGCTGGTACTTACTATGTAGACCAAGTTTGTATGCAAGAGGGCGCCACCGTTGCTTACGACGAAGCCCGTGCTATAGATATCTTTTTAGATGCGTCAAAAATAAATTATATTAAAAATCCTTCTTTTGAAATTAACTCAACAACTTGGGCTTTGAGTGGGGCAACGTTTTCACAAGATGCAAGTGTGCCAACTTATGGGTATTCAGGTTCTTATAGTGGAAAATTTGTTGTTACAAATCCATGGAGTATTACAACAAACTATGAAATTCCTGTAACAGTTGGAAAATATTACACTCTTTCTTGTTCACTTAAGGCATCGTCTGCGTTGTCTTTAACTATGAAAATTAATTTCTATAATGACAGTGACCAGATTGTAGAAACAATAACAGCCCCAGTTTCAGTTACCACATCCTTTGCTACGGCTACCCTTACTGGATTAACCGATTCTCAATCAGACGCTACCTATGCTAAGGTTTCATTTTACGGAACTACTGCGGGAACAATTTTCTTAGATTTGATTCAATTTGAGCAGGCTCAATTTGCAAGCGATTACTTTGATGGAGATTTACCTTCTGAATACGGAGCACTTTGGGCGGGTGTGGTAGGAGAGTCTTATACCTACCTGTATCCAGGTAAGCCAAAGAAGGTTCCACGACTGGCAAAAACCATCGGAGACTGGATTCCCCAAAATGCTTTTTGGCGCATCCGTACTTATGACGGAGTGGAGTATGACAGCCTAACGGTGTAGGATCCTTGGTTATGACTACAGACATAGTTATATCCGTACTACTCACAGGAATGGCAGTTACTTACGTAATTGAATTTCTAGACTTATTTATCTCTGGCTTTATTACTAAGCCAACACTAAACAAATACTTTGCACTTCCATTAAGTTTTTTAGGTCTTTGGGCGCAAATAGATTTGTATTATGATTTCTTTGTTTTGGTTCCTGCAGCAACATTTGTCTCTTTAGCAATCGGGATGTATCTTAATAGACCTGTAATTGTTAAGTCACCTACTCGTTTATCTCAACTATAGGAGAAGTATGAATCTTGCAATAATCTCATTTGAAGACGTGTGTGTTGATGAGGGTATGGAAGCCCTCATTAATAAATACGGCGCAAGTAATGAGTTAACTGTATTTATTCCAGTAACGGGAAATGAAAACCACTTTGTTGAAAACGTTATTGAGGTGTGTAAGAGTCACTCAGTAAAGATAACGTGCTTTATAGTCAATGCTTTGGATATAGATCACTTACTTATCTCTGCAGACGACATAGTGATTACAGACAACCCCGTAAAAGAAATCATCCGTCAAATAACCCCCAACGATGTACTAGGAATGGTTTGGGACAACTCAACCCAGGCTCACATAATCCTTAATGCTGTTGAAGACTTTGGTATTGAGGTCTGGGATATAACTGAGGGACTAGACAAGGTGGAGTTTGACGACTCTGAAGGCAGTACCGATGATCTGTACAATGCCATGATGAGTAGTATGACTGTCTTTGTGGAACACATGGCTGACTACATAATGACTACGGTCCTAGATGTATTGGCTCTTGAGGTAGCAAAACACATTGAAGAGGGGAACAAAGACATCTCCCCGTTTAAGGATGACAACCTTTGAAAATACCTCTAGAGGCTTACTCTGCTCCTCTTACCGATTTTCAGTTCCGACTGCTGGCTGTAATCTGCCACTTAGCGGGCTCCAAGGGCCGATTTAAGACATCTGTAGAGGAGTTATGTAGACAGACTAACAAAACTTCGGACCGAACCGTTAGAACTGCACTCAAGGCGTTAGAAAAACATGGACTGATAATCAGAACTCCTAGCAAGAGGGCTAATGGTTTTAAAGGAATGGACTGGTATGAAGTGGTGGAAAATTACCGCACTACAGAAAAAGATGCTGAAAATTACCGCACTGTAAATTACCGCACCTCACATGACTATAAGTCACGTAGCAGTATGACTAATAAGTCATTAGTACCTAATAGTCTAGATAGTAATAAATTAAAAGATTCTGAATCCAAAGGGATTCTAATGAAAGAGATACGAGTACCTATGAGACAATATCAAGATGATGGAGACAATCTTGCAGGCTTTGGATTGGTCGAACCGAAGGATGCACCGCAACCTAAGATCCGCAAATCCGATCCTAAGACTAGGGGACGACGAGCAGAGCACGAGTGGACCCCAATGGATGTCGCTGCAGAGTTTTCTTTTCGTGTCGGGCGCAAGTACCCTCTACTCCCTGGAACAGTTAGCGTCAAGCAACTTAGTGGAGCCCTTGCCAAATTCAGAAAGCAATACGACACCAACGCATTAATTGAGTTAGAGTTGCTCAGACTCTTTATGGCGGATGAGCGAAACTTCCAGAACATTGGCGACGAAGCCCCAATGCTGTATAAGATGTTCCTTGCTTCTTTTGGAAAGAAGATGAACCAAGCCCGAGAAAATCTTGGACTAAGTAAAATTAACGCCCCATTAGATACAGCAGTTAAGATGGGAACGTTACAAGCAAGCGATGGACGCACTTTCCAGAATTCACTTTCTGGTAGAGCACAACTAGCACGATACGAAAAACGACTAAAGGAGAATGCAAATGGCTAAAAAAGTAGTAAAGACATTTACCGCAAATCTAAATAAGAACCTTGAAAAAGGTGGCGCATGGATGGCTATAGTAAATGTAACAACAGATGGCATCGAAGGTTCTAACGTAGTTAACATGGCTGCATGGTCAAACGCATCAGCAGGCAAGCGTTGGATCAAGAGCCAAGTGCAAGCACTTACACCACGCAAGAGCGTGAAGATGATTGCAGGTCAAGGAAGAGACGCCAAAGGAAAGCCGACTCTATTTGTTGGCGTTGTAACTTTTAAATCTTAAATAATGCTCGAGTTCAGTTTCTTCTGCCCAAGTTGTAAAAAGAAAGTTCAAGGAGTTGCAACTGAACGAGATAGTATGAGTTTAGATCTTAAGTGTTATTCTTGTAATGCTGATTGGGAAAAGGTAATTGTTGATAGGGGGGAAGTATGAAAAGTAGATTAGTTTATCCAACGACTAATAAGTTTCTTAGATTTTTTGGCGATGTAATGTTACTCATCGGTAGTTGGTTTGACCACGTAGGTATGCGCTATGGCGGCATGTATGAAGTGGAGTTTGACGAAGACGATGTATGACATTAATCAACTATCGGCCTTAAAGAAGCACTGGCTACTTCGTAACTCAAACATCCCACGTCGCTTCCTCGGCCTTGAGCCACAAGACCTTGTGGACAGAGCGGGATCCTTTCCTAACGAGGTGACTACGTGGATAGATGACTGCGTTAATGGCCAAGTCATAAAACAAATTGGCCATATCGGAGTTAATGGTGTTGGTCTTTTATTTGATGGAGGACCTGGAATTGGTAAGACAACTCACGCAGTAGTTGCTGCAATGGAGTTTGTTCGCAATCTTCCAGACAATGATGCAGAGGCTGCAAAGGTGTTGGGCATGAGTGCATCTGACTTTGGTCTTGGCGCAAGGCCTGTGTACTACATGACTTACCCAGAATTCTTATCTAGAAAGAAAGCAACCTTTGATTCTGACTTTGAGGATAAGAAGCAGGCCGTCTATGAGATAGATGGCTTTCATGGCAGATCTAAGTTTGATTGGTTAAATGTTCGAATACTAGTTATAGATGACTTAGGAAAAGAATATGGTTCAAAGTACGATGACACATCATTTGATGAGATACTTAGGCTTAGATACGACAAGGCTCTGCCAACAATTGTTACCACTAATGTGCGCCTAGAAAATTGGGAAGCAGAGTATAGGGAAGCAATGGCAAGTTTTGCTCAGGAAGCATTCATACGGGTACCTATAGTCGGAGCAGATTTGAGAGCAGCACAATGAAGGGAATGAGCATGGAGAGTCCTTGGCGGACAGTTCAACTCTTTATCTCTTCTCAGGCTGCGGGTGTGTTTGAGGTTGAAGTTGATACAGGAACAAAGAGGGTTAGGTGCAATTGTCCTGTGTGGAAAAAGACTCTGAAATGCAAGCACGTAAATTTTGTGAATAAAAAAATGAAACTTAATAACGGACACTATTCTATCTTGGTCCCTAGTGAAGTTCCTGAAGAGTTAGCCTCACAAGCAAACATAGATCCAAAGACGTTTCGTGACTTTGTAGTTAGGTATGCTAAAGTCGAGGTACTATGAAAAACGGAGACATATCAAACGTCTCCTCTCCGCAAGTTGTGTGTGTAACAGATGTAGTTGTTCCACTAGTAGAAGAAGTTACTAAGAGGTTACTGACTACAAAAGTAAACCTAACTTTGGGGGAGATCAATCTTCAGAGTGCAAACAAACTTTGGTTACTATCAAATAACTATGGGATCTCCTTAGAGTTAGCAGGTTATGCAGACCAAGGTTGGACTGAAGAGTTACTTGAGAAGGCCTTTGAAAAATTAGAGAGGGAAGTTGTTAACCCATTTAACTACTGGCATCTATACGCAGACCCAGGTGAGTTGGTTAGAAAACTTCCTTACCGTGCTAATCTTCGAGGCGTGGTAGATGTTCAATGGCGAGTTGCACGATACGGATCAGCAGGAATAGAACTAGATAACTTGTAAGAGGGGGCATTAAATGGCATCTGACAACGAACACCGTTTAGTCAGTAAGGTCATTCGTGATCGAGACATAGTTCCAGCACTACAACGTGGTGTTAATGAATCTTGGTTTTTAGATGACGATAAC